ACAGATAATCCAATCGTGCTTCGATTCGTGAGATTTGATCCTTCATACTGGATCCCGAATTCGGTGAGAGTTCGCTCATCACCGATCTGATAATGATCCGCATTGACGAATAGACAGCTGCCAGAATTGCAATGACAAAACCACCAACAGCCGTCCATTCGCCGGGGCTCACTTCTTTATACCAAAGCTGACATCGTTAGGATTTGCCCATCTAGCCAATACCGGCACAATGCCAGCGATCAAGCCCATTGCCAAATCCTTTGGATTTGTATTGCCAGTCATGTAAACAGCTAAACAACCTGCCACCGCGCTTCTTGCCCATGATGCGGCAGCTGCTTTGATTTGCTTCATTTCATCTCTCCTTTTGGTCGATCCGGCAGATCACCGGAAAACGCGCCATAGGTTGGTCGGCCGTAACCGACAACAAATGACCTTGCTCCCAAATTTCTAGATTTCACCATGACTTCGCCACCATTGCGTTGATCTCCGGCACCTGATGTGTTGCCTTCAATAGTCACAATTTGCTTGTCTGATACCCGGATTACTAAGCCAACATGATTGATGATCGTCTTGTCATCTATAACAAAATCAAAGAAAACAAAATCACCAATCTTTGGCTCGGTGTGCCAACGCTTCATTTTCTTAAATGCCTCAGCTCCGGCGCGTGTGCTCACCACATTTGGCACATCGACGCCGGAAATCTCAGCGCAATAATTTAAGAATGAACCGCACCATGGCAGCTTGTCAGCTTTCATGTGTTTGCCATACTTTGTCTCATTGTTGCCGGTTTCAGCCGTTCCCACCTCAGCAAGAGCGACCTGAATCAAACGCGGCAATGTGCCTTGAGGAAATGTCATGACAGCAAAAGAGCCGCTTCATCAGCTGTGATGCCCAATTTTGTAAGCAATTCCGCTTTTTTGATTGCTTTTGAAGCAGCCATTTCATCTTTTGTTTTTGCTTCAGCTTTGTCGGCCTCGTATTGTGCCAATTCTGCTTCATTCATGTCTCTGACAATTTCCTCGCCTGTTTCAGCATTGACGAGTTTGATTTGTGGTTTAGTCATTAGCTCTCTCCGTAAATGTACATAGTGCCAGTTGAGAATGTGCTTGTCGTGTTGATTGTTACAGATGTTATTGCGGCGGCAGCTTCAAATCTGCCTAAGTTAAATGAAACGAGAATACCCGCCGTTGCATCACGCCCAGACGATCTAATGTCTACATCAATCATTGATGTGTCTGTGTATCTTGGAATAGTCATCAAGGCTGCAAATTTACCTGTGTTAGAGACATTTGAATTTGCATTGTTTAAAAACAGACTTGAGCCAGTTGTAAAATCGGCTTGTACTCCGGCTGCCGCATAATAAATTCGATGATCCGTGTAAAGATTGGTGCTGATTCCATTCATTCTTAAAGTCACAGCTCCCACCGCTGCCGATGTCACATCTTTGATGTAAATAAAGAGATTTTTGTAACTCTGTGAAATCGAGCCAACTGTCACGCTTGAACCTGTCATTGCTGTGGTTGATAATAAAGTTAAACCCCCGGCCGCGGGCGTTGTCCATGCTGGGATTCCACCGGCCACATTCAACACTTGCCCCGCGCTTCCAATGCCAAGGCGAGCAGGCGTTGATCCGCTTGATGAATAAATAATGTCACCGGTTGTGGTCATTGGGTTAGTCATTCCAGCTGCATCAGCTGACCAGACAAAATCCATGTCTGTGTTTGATGCTTTTGCTAATACTTGACCTGTTGTGCCGCCTTTAAGATCCATCAAAGCTGTATCAACAGCCTGACCAAAAACCTCAAAGTCAGCTGGCAAATCCGTGACCAAATCTGTGGCCGTTGGCATCTGCCATCCGTAATTGCTCGTTGGATTGCTCATGTTTTCTCCTTACGCCACAATCGTGGCATTGATCCAATCCAAAGTTGGATTGACTGTGCTCCATTGCTCTAACACCGGCACATCGTTCCATCGCATTGCCTGCAATGAAAATGAAATTGGTGACAAAATCATGGAAACGCTAACTTGATTGTATCTTGCCGAAAATGTCCAGCCTTCAACAAAACCCAAATAATCGCCAGAATTCATGTTAAGTGGCAAATCGCTAATCTCAACGGGCATCCCCATAAATACATTGATGAGATCATCTCGGTCGGCATCATCTAGCTCCGGGTTGGTGAGCTCATAGGTTATGTTGTTAAAATTAAAGCGTGGATAAGCTCTTAAAGCCAGGTAAAAATTGGCCTGATCCTCAGCATCGTGCAAATGCCTCAATGTCGTTGTAAAAATTTGAGATAATTGGCCATAAAGCCCAATCGAAGCAATGTCGCTGGCACTTGTTTCATTGGTACTGTTTTGGCCGTATTGAATTGTTATGTTGTTTCGCACATCGCCTGTTCGCGATTGGATGCTTAAACCTGATGCCAAAGCATGGTTGGCTGTTAGCTCCACATAACCATTGGCCTGCAAATAAACTGTTCGGTGTGTCGAATCGGCATAGCCAATTTGCCCGGTCGGCGATTCATACAAATAACCTAATCCGCTGCTCGCCAAAGCTGCAACCAATGAATAAACATCTGTGCGGCTAGATGATCGTTGTGCAAGCTCATAATTGCCCGGTGTGTCAATCTCGCCTAACCCGGTGTTTTCAGCATCCTGCCATTGTGTTGTTGGATCATAGGTTGCCCATGTCAATGCAGCTGGTACTTGTTGCCATGAGGCAAATAAAACCTCGCTAAGAATTGCCAGAATTTGATCACCATCAAAGTCATGTGGCAAAACGCCATCTGTCAATGCCTTTGGCAATCTGGCCAATGCACCCAAAGCGATGATGTTGATGCGCTGTGCATAATCGACCGATCCAACTTCGGCCACCGAAATGCCAACATCGACAACCGAGCCGCCAAAGATTGGCACATAAGTCGCTGTGGAATCTTGCAGCTCAATAGTCAAAGAATCGTTGATCTGAATAAGCACATTGGATTGATCAAGGTTGATGATTTCCAAATTGGTATAACCAGCCTGTGCTTGCTCATAAATGTTTGTGCGACCGCTGGTTATTGTGAGGTTGGCCAAAATAGCTGTTGTGTATTGCACACCGCCAATAGTTACTCGCCAAACGGGATTAAAAATAGTCATAATGAGTTAACCAATTCCGACTAAATTAGTCGCGCCGCCGGTACCTCTAAAAAAACTGTTGTTTTGAGCGTTATTTATTGCTCGCGTAAAACCTTCCTCATCAATAATTGATGGCGCATTGACATTGACCACGACTGTTGGCTGGCTTGAAGCGGCCATAATTCCGGCAAGCGTACTGGTATTAACGCCCGATGTGCCAAAAGCAAATGGCTGATTTGAAGCTGCCATAATTCCAGCCAATGTTGTTGTGCCGCTAGTAAAATTATCAAAAGCTCCGGCAATGTCTGTCACAATGTCTCCGGCTTTTTTTGTGACAATTGCGGCATTTGTTATGACAGCTGCGGCACTCGTTGCCGTTGTCGTGCCTGTTGTGGTGCCTGTTGTGGTGCCTGTTGTGGTGCCTGTTGTGGTGCCTGTTGTCATTGTTGAACCGGTACTCATGCTGAAATTACCTAGTGGGCCAGTTGAGGTTGAGCCTGTGCTGTCACCAATTTTTTTGACCGGCTGGATGTCGGGTCCTGTCTTTATTAAATTAAGCCCGCGAATAACTAAATTGATGCCGTCAATGGCCGTGTTAATCAAAGGCTTAATTGCAGCTAAAACCTTTGCAAAAACAGTAATTAAGACTTCAGCAATGTCACCTATAACACTTAATGCACCACCGATGGCTTTGCCAATTAATGGAGCAATAAATTTCACAACATCCCAAAATTCTGCAAATTCATCCTTGCTGTCCATAACGGCTTTTTTGACACTATCAAAGATTTTCTTTACACCTTCAATGATCGGTGTAAATGTGTTTTGTAATGTAGTTCCAACATCGCTCACAATTTTGCCAAATCCATCGCCTTCGGTAAGACTAAACGCGGCTGAAAATGCTTGAATTGCAGGTAATGCGTTTTCGTTGATAAATCCCAAAAGTTTGTCAAGAATTGGCAAAAGAGCTGTGCCAACTGTTTCTTGAGCTTCATTAAATGCAACTTGTACGCGAGCGATTTGGCCCGCATAAGTGTTGGCATTGGCAGCTGCCGCACCACCAAATAAAGTAGTCAAGCGACCTTGCACCTGTTCAAAAGTCATAGATTTCAATTCGGCAGCTGATAACCCAATGCCTAATTTGCCAAGTGCTGCCGTATTGCCGTCATAGGCTTTTCCCAAACTATTTGCAACAGCTTCCAAAGGTTTTCCAGTTGCCGCGCTGATGTCCAAAGCTGTTGAAAGTAGATCCTGTGCTTTTGTAATGTTTCCAGTAGATAACACCAAACGCTGTAATGCTGGCCTTAAATTGTCATCTGCAACACCGCTGGCCAATGACATTTTAAGGATGGAATCCTCGGTTGCTTTGATTTGTTCATTTGTAGCACCGGTGGCATTTTGTAATGCCAAGGCCAATTGTGTTTGTGCCTTTTCATCCTCAATGGCAGCTTTAACACCATCAACAGCTAATTTGCTTGCATAAGCTGCGGCCGCTGCTCCAGCTACGGCAAAAGCAGCACCGGCTTTTTTTGCAAATCCACCCAGCTTCGATCCAAATCCTTCAACCTCAGTTGATCCGGTGTTAAGACTTTTTTTGAGTTGATCTACATCGCCAAGAATTGAAAGCTTGAGTGTTCTTGATTGACCGGCCATCACCACTCCTTCAAAATCTTAGTAAAGGCGGATTCCCATTGGGCAATTATGTGAGGCTGTTCGGCTCTGAGTGTTGGATAGATAAAATAGCCTCGCGATCCGCGACCTTCACGGCCTGACCAGACCGGAAATTGTTTAAATTTATTTGATCCAAATTCATAGCCGCCCCAAAGCTGTTGAGTTGTACCGCCGCCGCTAAATTTTTGAGAAACAAAGCCAAAACTGATCTCGCCAATTTTTGATGACTTACTAACACGCGATCCTTGTGCAATACGAATTGCCGCTTTATTTGGGCGGCCTCCAGCTACGGATGTGATTTTTGATTGCAGGTAAGTAGCCAATCCGTTTGAAACGCCTTTGGCCTCTGCCACAGCTTGTTCATCCATAGCTTTAAAAGCTCCGATGATTCCGCGCAAATCGGCCTTGTCATAGGTTATTGTCTCAGTTGCCATTTCTGATCCTCACTATCTCTAAAGCGGTTAAAACATCCTCAGCTGTTTGAAATTCTGATCTTGACAATCCTGTGACAATAGCCAATTCCCAAAGAATCCGGTTTATTGATCCGGACTCGTAACTTTTGGGTTTTCGCTTTCTCCCATGTTTATGTCAGTTACAGTTTCGCACCACACTTCAAATGGCTTGACAGGTTTGCCGGCTGCCTCGCGCTTGCTTGCGTGATACGCCAAAAACATCAAATCAGCAATGCCTAATTTCTCGGACACTTGCTGGATTGTGTTTCCAGTTTTTTGTTCCCATTTCATCCACTCCGGTGGGAGCGCGGTATAGGTTGCACTCTCACCGGATGCGAATTCAATTGTGATTGCTAGTTTCATTCTCCCGATTCCTTATCTGTTAGCTAATTGTTAAGACCGGTGTTGTAACACAGGTAAAGGCTAGTGAAACAGTTTGTGCATCTGGAGCCGTACCGCCGGCAGATGGCAAGATTGGCTGCACATCAAAAGCAAATGATGCGCCTGTATCTGCCAGAAATACCACAGGCAATCCGGTGTTTGGAGCGTTTGTTGCAGATGTCCAAAGTGCCTCGCACAATGATGATGCCGCGCCCCAATCTGCAAGCATTTCGACAGCAAATGAGCCTTGAGTGTCTGTTGTAAAATACGCCTTGCCATCGAGTGTTTGATAGGTGTTGATTGTTGAATCAACAGTTAATGTTGCTGATGTGGCTTGAGCATCAAAA